GCCTCCCGGGATCGTCCAATCCACGTTAAAGTGTATCGTGAATTGATTTCCCTCGTTGATCCACCAGTCGATGTTGGGATTATCCTCGATCGCTACGTACACGTTGTTGTCGCCTTCCGCTTTCGCTATTACGTAGTTATTCGGATTTGAACTTTTGCTCGCCGGAGTTTCATTTGCTACCGTTAGGAAGGCGTTCTCTCCGGCTCGCATCAACGTGTCCTCCGAGAGCGTGTAGTTCGAGTCGCTGTTTGCGATCTCTTTTCCCGCCTCGAATTCTTTCCATTGCGAGTTGTTCGGTCCGATCATCATGCCGATACCCTCCTGTTTGTTCGCGTAGTAGTTCTTGTAGATGTCCCAGTACGCGAGGTAGAAGATCGCCGGGAATCTTCGGTACGTTCCGTTTTGTGAGGCTCGGCCCAGTCCTCGGATACCGAGATATGCGAGAAGTGAATCCTGCGAGATCTGTTTGTTGTTGAACTGTTCGGTGTGTGGTGTCTTTTTGTCGTAGTACACCAATAAGTCCATTTTTGGCATCTTGATCTGCGCCATGTTCATGCCGATTCCCAGTGCGTTGTTGTGCAGCGCTCCGATGTACAGCCGGATCGGAATACTGAACCAATCGAGTTGGTGTTTGAATGATCCGAACAACGGTCCTACCGTCGGCAAGGTCCTTGTCTTGGTTGCCATGTCGATGTAGTACGTCGTTCCGTTCGTTGCGATGTCGCAGAAGTACGGTACGATCGTTCCTGCCGCCTGATCCGTCGCTACGATGCATCCGATGTTGAACGATGCACGCCCGAAGTTCTCGAGCTGTACGGTCATTTTCTGACCGGACCCTACCCGGTCACCGCCGAGTGTTTTTGTAATTGACATATAATGAATGTTTTAAAGTTACGGGCCGGAAATATTCCGGCCCGCTGGAAATTTACGGTATAGCGGACTTTACGCCTCCGCGGGCTTTTTCGCTTCGTTTACGCTTTTCAGATACTCGTCCATGTACTTTCCATAGACGCAGTTCATTAGAAGCATCAATTTGAGCGGCATGAGGTCGAGTAGTGCCTCTGCCTCCTTTTTCGACTTGATCGGTTTGTCCCACACTGCCGAGCTTCCGAGGCACATTGTGTACTGGCCTTTCTTCCCGATCAGCCGGATCGGTTCGTATCGTCCCTTCAGCTCGATGCAATCGAACTGCACGACCTCGCGCTCCTCTGCCTCAGAAAAGCGATCCTGTAACAGGGATTTCGCGTATGTTCTCGATTGGTTGGATTGTGTGGATGTATGTGTTCCCGGTGAAGTCGTCTTTTTGTTCGTATTGTTTTCTTTCATGGCGTTTGAAAGTTTTGTTCTTTAATTGTTCTTTGGTCCAGATCACTCCGTCTTCATCTACGTAGGTTACTGGTAGGTATTTTTTCATGGGTTTATTTCTTGTATCGACCCGTTTGTTCGTACCGGATCACGATGCTGTCCCCGGTTGTCTTGTTGTAGCAGCTCTGCACTACTTTGTGATTCACGGCACACGACGTGAATACCGTTAGCGTCGCCGCTAATAACAAGATCAATAGCGCGACACATTTCCCCCACAATGGCAGGGTTCTGATCCATTGGATCAATTTCGATAGTTTTTCCATAACTTTTGAGTTTGTTTTTGATGTGGTCTTCGATTTGCTCCAGTTTCCACATCTCGTTTGTGATTTCGTTTTTGCGGCACTTGATTTCCGTCCACTTTTCGTACAGGGTCTTGATCACCTGTTCCCGAATTGTTGCCATAATCTTTTTTTTTACATAAGAAATTGTCTTAAAAGTTAGATTTTTTTATTGATTAACGATAACCAGGGCTACACAGGGCTGTTCATTTTGACTTATTACCCGTTAGCGCTAAGGAAGGAGTACCTCTAATCGACACAATGCGACGCCACCTGTTAGACTGCTATTAATACGCGAAACAGTATCAAAAAAAACAGCTAAAACCCTGAGTTAAAGAACGTATTTTTTGCAGCGCTGCAAAAGCGGTCCATTACATTTGTAATGTAAAGCTGCGCAAGTATAGCGAATTATTTTGACATTCCAAATTTTTCGAGTGAATTTTTGTATTTTTTTCTCTCCCATGCCTCTTTTGGGTATCCCAGTTCTACGTTGATTCGCTGTTCTCGTACCAACACCTCGTAGTATTCGTGTATCCCTTCCGGTGTCGATACGTCGATTTTCATGCCTCGTACGTACCGTACGTTCTTATCCAGTTTTTGTATCCATAGTTTGCCCCTTTCCTCTTCGGTCCATAGTTTGTTTCGCCAGTACGTCGGAATGCCGATTTTTAGCCCCGATTGTGTGCGATAATACTCCCGGGTATCCTCTCCCTTGAATCTGTTGTACATCGCGTCAGATCGCCTCAAATACCCCTTTCCGAGCCCCTTCGATGCGAATATCTTCGATATGAACCCTGGATGTGCTGCATCTGCCTTCGATACGTATTTCACGCAGTACCCTATACTCCTCTCGTTTACGTACTCTCCGGTATCCACCCACCCGTAGGACCATATCTTTTCGATTTCTGCGCACTCTTTGTCGGTCCATAGGAACCCGTGCAGGTGTAACCGTTCCGTGCTCTTTGTTCCCGGTTTTCCTCTTGTTCCGTGTCCGAGCTCTGTCACCAGCCAGTGTTTTATGCTGTACTTGTATTTCTTCACCCAGCGTTTTCCGAACAGCTCTATGGCCTTGGCCGCTGTCTCGTTGGCTTCATCAATTCCGTACTCGTCCTTGAATTTTCGTAGGCTCTCGTCGCTGAAGGTCATCGTCATAAAGAGTGCGCCGGGATCATCCCTCAGCTCCTCGCACAATCTTGCCTGCCATTCCCGGGCTTTCTGCCTTCGACACTCTATGCACTGTCCGCACGCGATCGGTACGGCCCGCATGCGTTTGTCCGCTGGCGCCTCCGGCCGTCCGCCGTTTTTTTTGTTCGGTAGGTAGCGCTTGTTCTCTATCAGACGAGGATATAAGCACATGAATTTTCGCAAAGTCTTTAGAAGTAAAGCGCCCGCGTACCTTTTGGCCGTCTGAGCGCTTTAGCGTACATACGTTCTCGGAAATTCTTCCTTCTGAGTGGAGCCGGCTCGTCCGGATCACTCCGTGTAAAGGACCTTTATCTGCTCGCCGTAGAGGCGAGCGCACATATGCCGACTGGTCGGCATACCTCTGCGGCTATCAAGGTGCTGTTTGAGGCGAGCGATAGAAGTGGCGCGCGTGCGCGCGTTTCGTGTGCGCGTGCGTCATTCCAGGAGGTTGCCGAGCACGGCGCCGCCGATAGCCCCTCCGCCAATCGCACCCAGTATGTTTTTTGCAAGGTCGGCCCACGTCTTCCAGTTCGTGTACTCTCCGGTTTCCCACTCTGTTGCCAGCTGCGCCGCCGCTGCCCGTATTTTGTCGGCTTCGGCGTGCGCAGCCGCGTTTAGCAGTACTTGCCAATACGTTCGTGCCTTCTCGCTGTTCAGCTCTGCCAGCGCCTTCGCCGCCTTTGCGTTTGCGTCCGTTGCTCCGGTATTGGCTACTGCCTGTGCTACGGCCCATGCTTTGTTTTCGCTCAGGTATCCGGTGCTTGCAATACTGTACTCGCCGTAAACCTTGTTCTTGGTCGTATAGACGTGATCCCCGCTTTTGCTTCCGTATTCCGAGGCCCACCGCTCCTGCACGTTCTTGATCCATTTTTCCATGCCTTCCTGCCTCAGTTTCTCGATCAGCGCCTCTCGTTGCTGTACTTCGGTTATCTTCTTCTCGGTCTGTAGTCCCGCGTTTGCTCTCGCGGCTTCCGCCTGTGCCCGTAGCTCCTCTGCCTGTGCGTCCTTCACGTCGAGGTCCTTTTTGAGGCTTGCGAACTCCAGCGCTTGCGCCGTTCTCGCTATGGCCAATTGTTCCATCTCCGCCGTGCTTGACGCCCTACCCGCTTCAGCTCCTCCGGTGTCGCCCTGAATGCCTCCGCCAGTACTTCCGGCGCCTCCGCCAGCCACACCGCCGCCACCGTATAGCAGTCCGACGGACAGCCCGGCCTGCTCTGCCTGCCCTCGCATTGCCGCCATGCTGTTGTCCCGGTAGCTTCGCTGGTACATGTTGAGCATCCGTTGGTACGCGTTCTGTGCGCTTTTTTCTCCGTATTCATAGTTCAACTGTGCTGCTTGTTGGTTTAGCTTCATTTGAGCTTTGACTTGTTTTTTCAGCCTTCGGCCGTATCCGATGTTCCCGAATATGCCGCTCACCGCGCCGCTGATTCCCGAGGATAGCCCCCCGGTCACTCCTGCCAGCGCGCTGTTTCCTGTTCCTTTGAGGAAGTCACCAAAATTTCCCATATTGTTCAATTCGTACGTTTTTTCGCTCTTTTTCTTAAAAAATCGAGCAAGAATACCTTCTTGTTATATAAGCATAATCGTCTACCAAAAGCGATTTTGTTCAAAAAGTCGGTTTAGAGGTACTCGGGTTTACCCCTTTCCCTCTTCCGACGTTCGTACGTTTATGACGATTTGCGAAGGCTACTGCCCAATGCCATCTGGCTGTTCTACTCTCGTCGTTTGCTCCGCCTGTGATTTCTCAACCTGCGGCTCTAATCCTTTTGCGATCCGTTCGGCTTCTGCTCTGCCTACTTTCTCCAGTGCTTCGCGTGCGATCTCGAACCGGTCTGTTCGGATGTCGTGTTCTGGCATCACTCCCTTGTTTTTTGGTGTGTAGATCGTCGGCGCCTCGTCTTTGATCGGCTCCTTGTTCTCCACGATCCTGCGAAGTCTCTGTATTTGTGATTCCGCCTCGTAGGTGTTTTCTATACTCAAGTGTGAAATGTGTCTTTTCATTCTCGGTGTTCTCATTTTGTTTCGTTTTTGTGTGTTTTACAAGTTGGGAATCTGTTTTGCTGACATGACGCGCCGTGCCGTGATGTCGAATGCTACCTGCACCCAGAAGTTTTTCGCCGTCAGCTTCGTATCCGCGAAGGCTCGGTTAAATAACTGCGGGTCGATGTAGGTCGTTGCATCTCCGATCAGTGGTTTGTCGTCGTCTTCGGACTGAATGAGTTTGTTTGTGTGGTATGGTCTGTTCAGCACCATCCAGTCCAATTCGCCGCCTGCCGCGAACCCTCCGAATGACTGGTTCACGTTCGTCTGGTACTCGATCCAGCTCGTCTGTTTTCCGACGGCTTTATAGTTGGGTTCCGCCGGATTTTGATCGCTTTCCACCAGTTCGGTGCTCCAAGCCGCCATTTCTTCGGTTAACAGGTCTTGGAATCCGATCGCGTCGAGGCTCGGTTTGTGCAGATCGTTCATCGTGTCGATCATCGTCCACCACTTGTTACCCTCCGAATAGAATATTCTCGGTACGATCGATCCGAGGCACATAATCATCGACGGCTCCGTGATCTTGATCTTGATGCTCTGCCCGCCTTTGCTCCCTCGGTCGGCTCCTCGGCCTGCCAGTGATCCTAACGGTTCCTCCTCGCCTGCTGCGTTCGTTGCCACGCTGTTGGATACCACTTCGTCGAACACGATCTCCGACGACATTCCGCCGCAGTAGATCGGGCTCTCTGCCATTCTTGCCGCCGTTACGCCATATACGGCTTCCTGCCAACTGTTGTACGTTCCGTCGCTCACTGCGATCCGGTTCAGCATGTTGAATACCTTTTTCGCAAGGATCAGGGCATCCATCGTGAGTTTTCCTTCGCTCACATCGACGGCCGATATTTCGTTCACGCCCGTTGCTCCGTCGATCCATTCGCTCGAAAGCCAGTTGTTGAATCGGTCCGACAGATACGTGCGAAGCGCAAGGCCGCATTGTGAGAAGTACGACCCGACGCCGTTGGTGAAATTCGATTCATTCGTTCGTAATTTGTAGTACGAAGGTGCGTACGGTCTTTGCATCCCCTCGTCTGTGTTCGAAATGATCAGTTCGGTTGTTTTCGGAGTGGCGAGTATCCTCTCTCGCATGTTGTCGATGTTCTCCAATGGAAAATCCATCAGCTGAATTTTTTTTTCGTTCAGCTTGAGCACCGGCCAGCCTCCCGGGATCGTCCAATCCACGTTAAAGTGTATCGTGAATTGATTTCCCTCG